TTGCCAACACCGGGCAACGTTTCAATCAATGCGCGTTCCACCGCCTCTCTATCGACCGGCGCGGGGCGAGAGGCGGCAAGGCGTTCTTGCTGCTCTTTGCTGAACAATTTATCTTGAACCTTCTGCAATTCGTCTAGAAGCAAGACGGCATGCTCTAAATCTGCAACAACTCTATCCAAAATGGATTTGGTAATCGAAGGGCGGTCTGGCTTTTGATAGTCAGCAAACATCTGCTCTTTCAGCAGGTCGATTAGCTCAAGCCTCGCGCTTTTCGCCGGAAAGATTGGGCCAGCCAACGCCAGCATATCATCGCGCGGGTTTGTCATTCTCCCTCCTGACATTCGATGTACCCCATGCCGACGCAAGTGAAACATGTGCTCGAAACCACACCCTTCGCATCATCCGGTACTGGGCCAGGGGCGACGTATCGACAGGTGCGAGCGTCGATCGCTATCTCCCCGCTACCTTTGCATTTCGGGCATTCCTCAACGTCCATTTCATTCTCCCCCATCCCGATGGAGCAACATCGCGTCAGCGACCTGATAGGCGCGTCCCGCAATGTCGTGCGGCCCATAGCTAATTCCCGCTGTTCCTGAAAATGCAGCCATCCCAGCGGCGACATGAGCGGCGAAATAATCTCGTAGCGTCATGCCGCCGTAAGGGCCGCCAGCGGATACTGATTGAGGAAACGCCATCAGATCATCGCGCGGGTTTGTCATTGTGGGGTGTCCTGCTTCGTCGGCTTCAGCGATTGGGGAAGCGGATATGGATCGGACTTTCGGTCAGACGGGTTCCAGTAAGTGGTCTCGCCAACTTGGGCACGCTCCGCGCCACCGAGGAAACGTGCGGTATCGGAAAATCGCGCCCGCAAATGATCCGGCAGCGTCGATCCTGACCAAAGGTCAAACGTAGTAGTGCGCTGACCTGCGTATACTGACGGTTCGATGTATTCGATATCAAAGCGTCGTCCTGCCATTCCTCGCATTGAACCTGAAGTACGATTACCGGGACTGTAGACGTGACCGTCGATGATTGTCATCGAGCGGTGTTCCTTTTCGTACTTCTTTTCAGCTTCGACCCAATAATTGCAGGTGAAGCAAAGACGACGCTCCATCATCTGTGTGTACGATGGTTCGGAATATGTGTTCTGCGCTTCACAGCCGCATTTGGAGCAGACGTACTTGAAATACTGCTTGTCAGATTTCCACGTCGTGACAAGTGGAGTCAGCTCATTGCTCACTTCCCCGCCTCCTTCTGCTCGGCAGCGAGGGCACCGCGAGCAGCGATGACGTGATGTTCTTCCTCAGGGTCCCAGAAACCACAATCACCGCTCAAAGCCATCGAAACGTATTGGTCTAAAGTGGCAGACAATGCCTTCTCCAACACCGCGACACGGGCTTCTGCGGCGTGGGCACGGGCGCACCATTGCTTGCTGACGCGAAGCATTGTCTCGTGAGTGTCGATACCCGCGCCTGTTTCCAAAACAAGACTAGCGTCCGCAACCGCCAAACGTTCTTTGAAGTCGTCCCGCTCCCTCTCAACCTCTGCCAAGCGGGTGGCAAGGATAGCAATGTCGTGTTGCGCATCCGCCACGAAATATTTCATCTGCGCTTGAGAGCCATGGCTGATTGCTTCTGGCGAACAGGCTGCATAGCGTTCGGGCTCACGCCGCAACGCCTCTCGCCACGGCCTCGCCGTCGCGCCTGTGTCGTTATGGTCGGTCATGAGATAATCCCCGTGCGGGAGACGCGGCATTTGCGCCGCGTCGTTGCTCAGTCGGCAACACGTCGCGCTTGTTCGGCGAAAGGATCGAACTCGCGTGACACATCGAACCGATAGATGCCGGCATCGAGGTCGTATCCACCATGCGGATTGGCTGCGTCTTGGATGAACTTCTGCGGCGCATCAAGGATCGCGTAAAATTGCTGCATGCCGGCCGGCACCTTGTCGGTGCGTTCCATCACGTCGCCGCCGGTCAATAAATGATGATGACCGCTCTCGCTGTGGCTGATGACGTAGCCTTTCGCGACACGCTCAGCTTTCTTCGTCTGCATTCCGTCTGGAAGTTTGTCGATTTTAACGATCCGGCACTCGCCCTGCTGCCCGATGACTTGCTTCATTGTTGCTCTCCTCAATTGGGTTGAAAAATCAGGAAGTAGATAGCGACGGCAAACAATCCAGCCGCCGCCTGTAGTAACATCTGCCTCACGTCCTCACCGGAGGATGCTCGTATTCGGATTGCGGATCGCCAACGCGCCATGCCTGCGCAGCGATAACCGTGTTGATGGGCAGATTGTCGATGTCACTGATGCGTGGAACGCCCTCGACGATTATTCCATTGCGTGGGCATTGTGCTTGCAGAAAGCGGCCCGGCTCGCGCAATCCCGGCAATGTCAATTCGATCAGCGCGCCCATATCGGTATCCGGATCACCGTCGATAACTTTGCGTTTGAGTTTTGTTACCATCTTCGGCCAGCCGACGATTGCAGCGCCAGCCGCACGCTGTTCGACGTTCTTCGATTTCAGAACCACTGCTGGGTCTAGATTTGCGCGGTTCTCAATCCACTCTGCCGGCACCGCCGTCCCATGCCAATGATGCAATCGCCAGCCATCTCGATACGAAATCGATGGTCCATTCTCACAGTGCAGTCGGCCTTCGGTGTCGCGGTTGATAACCGCCGGGCGATCAGAGATCGCCAGCACGTTTTCATGCCACCAAGTCCATCCGCAATTCTTGACCAAATCCTCAAAGACGGAGAATTTTTCGAGCGCCGGATTCGCCCAGGCGCAGACATCACGAAAGAAGGTGACCCATGCGGCGAAGCCGGCGTCAAATTGTGTTTGGATGGAGTTATAGGGCGCGTTGCGAAGCTGATCCCTGACCTGAGCCCCGACCTGATCCCCGACCTGATCCCAGACCTGAGCCCCGACCTGATCCCCGACCTGATCCCAGACCTGATCCCAGACCTGAGCCCTGACCTGAGCCCCGACCTGATCCCCGACCTGATCCCAGACCTGAGCCCTGACCTGAGCCCCGACCTGATCCCAGACCTGATCCTTGACCGCCTTGTCGCCCATGCTGCGCAGCAACTGCCAAGCCAATGCGCCACCCAGCGTCGCACCATACGGCGACGACATGCGAAGGATGACCATTGGCCGATCAAGGTTCGCGAGCTTGTACGCGCGCAGCGCGGCGTCCGTAGCCGTGTCGAAGTCGGCGGGGGCCGTCGATAGTCCGATCTCAATCCACTGCTTTGACCATTCCTCGAAGCGCGCCGCTTGCTCTGGCGTAAGCCAGTCAATTCTGGTTGACATTGATGCCCTCAGTTTTCTCTAGATCAAAAAATGGAAAGTTGACGAATGGCTTCCGCTGACTCACGGTGGAAATCTTCCTGATCCTTCCAAGTGCACCAAGTCGCATACTGAGCGAGCTTGGAAACGTCTTCGTATTTGGATTTGGCAAGATCAGCCTGTTCATCATGCCAAACCGCACACATTTCGCGCATCTCTGCTGCATTCATTTCGTGCCTCCCTCAAAACACGCTGCGGCGAACGCCGTCTTGAACTTCCCCGAACGGAAAAATTTCATGCATCACCTGCGGAATGCCATGACGTGATTTCCAGTCGGACTGGATGTCCGCGATGTGCTGGCGATACCATCGCCCCGCAGATTTAAGCCCAGCGGCGCACACACTGCCATATTCTCGGATAGACCGAGCCCGACACATGGCCCGATAGGCCACGAGATTGACGCGGCCTGTGGCTTCATCGACCAGATCGCGATAAACAAATTGGCGGGACATGTCGGTCATCTCCGTTGTTGTTGGAGATACCCTCCCATACGCCCCACTTTGTGTCAAACGATATTTTACAATCTCGCCGTTTTATTTTCTGGAAGGGCCAGACCGGGCAAGCCTTTCCATGGCTCCGAGCAGCGCAGCCGCGCCAAGCGGGGCACCCGTTTCATGTCCATAGAACTGCGCCGCAGAAACCGCGAATTCCGTCGTAGAACCATCCGGCCATGTGGCGACGATCCTCATATCCTGGGGCCATGGCAGTGAACGCTCATGCTGCACAGCGCCATACAAATCCGAGCGAGGCTGGTCCATCATCATACCCCCTCCATCCCGACAGAAACCGTTATTGTTTCATCTTGAAGCCGGCAAATTGCCCTCTCGATTTGCCGAGCCGCTTGGCCCTCGTCATCCGCCAACCGGCAAACCCCGACAACGTTACCGCCGTCACCGATCGCCAGATATTTGCGCCCGCCAACCGCGCGCACGGAAATATCATGCTGACCTAGAGTTTTTCGATCAATCAACATTACGGCCTCCCCTCAAACATGGATGATTGCAAAGCCTCAACCGGCACCCGGCATCCCGGCGAACCGACCGGAGGCCCGTATTCCGGATTCCAGTTTCCGGTTTTGCGGGATAGATCGATGACACGCCGCCATTGGTCAACAGACATGGCGATGGCACCTGTCGAATGCCCTACAGACGGCACAGGGACGGCGCCCATACGTTCCGCTGTTGACCGGCACCAGTTACGCCATGTCGCCGGCCAATCCATCTTGACGCCCTTCTGGCCCGGCTGGGCAGCCCAATAATCCCGGAATCTGGCCGCCTCGTTTTCAGCCCGTCGCCGCGCAATCCCGAGCTGCACCGCATAATCAATATCGCACACAAAATCCGCCGGCAGCCTCGTCCCGCGGACCGCGGCGCGCGAGGCGCGTTTTTTGCGCTCCCGCGGCTTCCACTTCGATTTCTGCACCGCGCCAACTGCCGACGATTTCATTTCAATCTCGTCAACCACTTCCGCATGAAGATCGGCGCATAGCGCCTCCTCCATGGAAGACGCCTCCACCTCGTAAGCCCGAATCACCGTCACCTCGCGCTCGACGATCCACTTCATGCCGCTTTCTCCCCTGATTAGAACGCCAATTCTGGCAAATACTGCGCGTCACGGTTCTGCCCACGCCGCCATCCCTCGTCCCGGATGGCATTGCACGCCATGTCAGCGTACAGCTTCACATACCCCGTAGGGCCGTTCCTCTGCTTCGCGATGATAAGATCCATCTCGTTCACCGCGCGAAGCATCTGGTCGCTCCATTTTTCATGCTCTGGCGTGCCAATCTTCGGTTCACGGCCTTGCAGGTAGTATGCCTCCCGATAGACGAACATCACCACGTCCGCGTCTTGCTCAATGCTACCAGCGTCGCGCAAATCACTCATGATCGGGCGTTTATCCTCCCGAGTTTCAACCTGACGTGAGAGCTGGGCAAGCACAATCAGCGGGATTTCCAAATCCTTGGCGAGCCCCTTCAAACCGGCAGTGATTTCGCCGATCTCGTTCACCTTGCTCCCAGCGTATCTCTGCGACGCGCGCATCAGGCCAAGATAATCAACAATCGCAAACTGAATATTCCGCCGCCGCTTCGATTGCCTGAGCCTAGCTCCAAGCTGGGACACCATCAGCCCCGGCTCCTGATCCACTCGGATCGGATACCCCGCGACAACCTTTCCAGCATCACGGATGGACGTGAAATTTCTTTCATTGAACCGGCCGCTTCGAATTTTCGAATAAGACAATGGGACCGAATCAAACATCTCGTCGGAAATCATCCGATGCGTCAGAGACACGTCGCCCATTTCGAGGCTGTAAAAATCCCCCGCATATCCGGCCTTCGCCATGTTCCGCGCAATGCCCAGCGCCAATGCGGACTTGCCCATGGACGGCCGCGCCGCCAAAATTATCAGGTCCCCTGCTTGCGCCCCCGAAGTCTTCGCATCCAGGTCCCGCAGACCGAACGGAATGCCCGTCATAGCCCCGTCGCGCGCATATGCGTTAGCGGCGGCGTCAATAGCCCGCGTTACCGCCTCATCCATGTAAACCGCCCGAGACGTTTTAGAGGCCCGCTGGGACGCTATTTCGTCCAGCCGCTCAATCGCCTCCCCGGCCAGTTCTGACGCATCAGCGCCCGCCTCTGGCGCGCACAGGGCCATTCCGACCCCGGCCACGTCCCGCAAGTGCGAAAAATCCCGGACAACCCGCGCATAATCGGGGGCGTTCACAATGGTTGTGGCTTCCGCCGCCAGCCGGGCGACGTACTGCCGCACCGTCATCGAGCCCACCATGGCATCGGCTGGGATGAACGGCTGCACCGTAACCGGATTGGCGACCTTCCCAGCCCCGATCAGCTTGCCGACGACATCCCACAAATCCCGGTGCATCGGCTCGAAAAAATCTCGCGCGGACACGAGGTTTTCAACCACCGACCATGCCGCGTTGCTCATCAGCACCGCGCCGAGAAGAGCCTGTTCGGCCTCGATGGAATGATTGTCAGACATAAATCCCCGCCGCGAAAACCACCACGATCACCAGCACCGCAATCAGACCAAACTCGCACACAGACAGGCTATTTTGTTTCATTTTCGACCTTAATGCAGACACGCGTAGCCGCTTTCTTCCAGAGATAACCACCTCTGCCCCCTATCAGGAGGAACGGCCAAAAGACCGCCGAATACTAACCGGGCCCCCGCTAGGGACCGCATGGATGATTACTCCCACGCGGCATCTTCTCTGGAAAAAGCCGTCCGAAAGCGACAACGGGCAAGTCCAATAACCTGCGTTCCCCACGGCTCAGGGCAGTTCGATGACTGGCAGCTTCTATGGGACGGGACCACCGAGCGTTACCCAACAGCCTGCAGGCATCGGGATCATATGAATTTCGGCGGCTTTGGAAACAAAATCGGGCATCAAAACTTGACCCGAAATGTGAGTGGCCGTATATCAAAGGCCGTTCACGTTTTTGCTCCGAAGGCCGCCAAGCATCATCGGATCACGCCCGCCTCGGCATCGCCGGGGCGGTTTGCGTTTGTACTCCCATAAAATGTTTTCCGTCAACGCACTAGGGATAGACGGCGCGATCCGAGACACACAACCCGTTGTGTATTCCGTGCGCGCCCGTTCGTGCTATTGAGAAGGGGCTTGCTGCGACGGTGGAAGCGGACGGCGATGAGGCTTCGGCGTTGATCGTTTGTTCAAGAGAACCGTAAGGAAGTATAGAAAGCGCGTCGCCGGCTAACAGGCGCGTTCCTATAGGGGCCGGAGTAGCGCCCGATCAGCAAGCAAGAGTTTCGCAGGAGCGAGGTCAACCCTCGTCAGGACGTAGCACGCCAGCATGAGCATCGGATGCGAAAGCATCCTCGGGGCGAAAGAGCACCAGTAACCAATCTGGCCTGCGATCTAACCGCCGCCCGCACCTAACCCTGCGGGCGGCTTTTCATTTCCATATTCGTAAAATCTCTCTTGACTTATCCGCGTGGCCGTTCAAGATGCAATCACTCGCCAACGCGAGCTTGTATTGAACAGGCTTCAACGCGCAACCAAAGGAGGTCCTCATGATCCGTATCTGACTTCCTTGGGTGCTTCAGGAGAGCAACACAGGGAATCATCGCAGGCCCGGCGTCGCGAACCGTCGGGCCTGTTTAATTGAGGGGATCAATGGACAAGCAATACGCCGACTTTCTCGCTGGCAAGGCCCTCCGCGCTCAAGAATGCGGCCTCCAGAACATACCGCAACTCGCATCTCATTTGTTCCCGTTCCAGCGTCATTGCGTTGAATTTGCATTGCGCGTTGGGAACGCGGGAAACTTCCTTTCCACTGGGTTAGGCAAGACAGCGTGCGAACTGGAATGGTCCATCCATGCCGCTCAGGCGACCAACGGGAAGGCCCTCATTCTGGCGCCGTTGTCCGTTGGCTGGCAGATCGCCAAGGAGGGCGAACGCTGGGGCTATCCGGCCCATGTCATTCGCGACAAATCCGAGGCCAGAGAAGGAATCAACATCTGCAATTATGACCGGCTCGACAAGCTGGACCCGGCGGCGTTTGGATCGGTGGCATTGGACGAGGCGAGCATCCTAAAAGCCTTTAATGGCAAGGTTTCTCAGTCACTCATCGATGCGTTTTCAAATCACCGTTTCCGGCTATCGGCGACAGCGACGCCGGCCCCGAACGATCACATGGAGCTAGGCCAGCAATCTGACTTTCTGGGCATTATGCCATCGTCGGAAATGCTGATGCGATGGTTTATCAACGACACATCGACCGCATCGCAGGAGTGGCGATTGAAGCGCCATGCCGTCACGGATTTCTGGGATTGGTGCGCGTCATGGTCGCGCATGGCGGAAATGCCGTCCGATCTTGGTGGAGACGATACGGGGTTTATTCTCCCGCCCCTCAAAATCATTCGGCATCATGCCGAGGCCACCCCGATAAAGGGGGCTGATTTATTCGGTATGGTGGACATGTCCGCAACCGGCATCCATGATGTAAAACGCAAGACGGCGACCAGCCGCGCGAAGGCTGTTGCTGACGTTGTTTCATCGTCCCCAAATGAGCCGTGGGTTATCTGGGTTGATACGGATTACGAGGCCGACGCGATCCGTGATTTCATGCCCGACATCAGGGAAATCCGCGGGAGCCACACGCCAGACCAGAAAGAGGAAACGCTGCGAGCTTTCGCCGACGGCACAGTGCGGGTGCTTCTGACCAAGCCATCTCTGACAGGTTATGGCCTCAACTGGCAACATTGCGCCAGGACCGCTTTCGTCGGCCGATCATTCTCATACGAGGCGTGGTATCAAGCCGTTCGTCGTTTTTGGCGCTTCGGGCAGCGGCGTCAGGTGGAAGTGCATTTGATCGTGGCCGAAGGCGAAGACGCAATAGCGCGCGTGATCGACCGGAAATCGAAGGATCACATCGCGATGAAAGCGGCCATGCGATCGGCTATGATGCGATCGAACGGCAAGGAAGTCTCACGCCGCACGGCGTATCTGGAAAAACACAAAGCAAAGGTTCCGACATGGGCAAGCTGATTAACTGCATGGATTCCGCGTTTGGCGACAATTTCGCTGCATACAATGGTGACTGCGTTTCAGTCACCAAGCAGATGAAAGACGAGACGATCGGATTTTCGATCTACAGCCCGCCCTTTCAGAACATCTTCGTTTATTCCGACTCGGAAGCGGACATGGGAAACTGCGCCACCGACGAGGAGTTCAACAACCACTATCAATTCCTCATTCGCCAGATGTACCGCCTGACCAAGCCCGGCCGACTGACGGCGGTGCACTGTTCGGACCTGCCGTCATCGAAATGGAAGGATGGCGTTATCGGCCTCAAGGACTTCCCCGGCGACATCGTGCGGCTGCATCAGGCCGAAGGATGGATTTTCCATTCGCGGATTTGTGTCTGGCGCGATCCGGTTGTGGAAATGACGCGCACCAAGGCCCTAGGATTGCTCTACAAGCAACTCAAGAAGGACAGCACCCGCTCCCGCATGGGACTGGCAGACTATGTTCTGGTATTCCGCAAACCCGGCGACAATGCCGAACCAGTTGAGCAACGCCCTGAGAACTTCCCCGTATCCCAATGGCAGCAATGGGCTTCTCCTGTTTGGATGGACATCAACCAGACCAATACTCTCAATGTGAGAATGGCGAAGGATGGTTCGGACGAGAAGCATCTCTGTCCGCTGCAACTCGACTTGATCGAGCGCGCTGTGACCATGTGGAGCAATCCCGGCGACGTCGTTCTGTCGCCGTTCATGGGCATCGGGTCGGAAGGCGTCACCAGCCTGAAGCTTCATCGGAAATTCATGGGCATCGAATTGAAGGAATCCTACTTCAAACACGCATGCCGTTATCTGGAAGCCGCCGAGCGGCAGGACGATATGTTCCGACGCGAGATGATGGTGGCGGCCGAATAGGCCGCTAAAGCATTCCCCGCTTATCCGCCACGTACAACCCCATCAGGATTGCCTCAGCGCGCCCGTGATGCATTTTCAGCGTCAGGAAGGGCAATGCGCTGGGGCACAATCGGCGCGCCGTATCGCGCGATTGGCCTTTCTGAGAGCCCTTGAGGCCGAAGTGATTTTTCCACACCCGAGGAACGATCAGTTTCGGATCTAGGCCGTAGCACTCGCAGACGGCGCGAATCTGGCCCACGGCAAACCCGAACCGGAACGACGACGCAGCCCCCATCGACCGGCGCTCGCCGTCTGGTCCAGGAATGGACGGCATCGCCCCCACATTTTCGATCACAGCCCCGTCGGGATTGAATTTTTCGATCAGACCGCAGACGGCAGCCACATCAACTTGTCGATTTGACCCGTCGGGCCGAGTGGGAATGTCACAGGCATGGAGTACTTCGCGGTAGCCGCCTTCGATTAGCAGCACGGCAATGCCGCCAGACAACCCCGGATCAATGCACAACAGTCTCATGGCCCCTCACATGAAAATGGCCGGGACTTCCCCGGCCATCTCAGTCTCAATCACGGTTACAGGTTACGCAGAACCCTTTGCATCTGACGCGAATAGCGCATCAGCTTCGGCCTTTGCCTGCGCCTTTTTGGCGCGCTCGGCCGCCATGTATTCAGTCCGCGTCATACCGACGCTCGACGGCACCGCGGCCGGCACGCTAGCTTTCGCACGCGCTTCGGCCGCATCCGCCTTGGCCTTGACTGCATCCTTCGCAGCTTTGGGGATCAGCCTCGTCACAGGATTGTCGGCGGCGTCCTCCGGCAGTTTGGAAAACCCAGCCTTCACCCGGCGTTCCGTTTCGTCATGGTACGCCTGCATATACGCAGCATGCTGCGGCGTGGACGGATCGTATTTCGGGGAGGCTGTTTTGCCCTCCATCGAATCCCGCTGGCCTTCGTCCTTGGCGATGTCCACGGCCGGCGTCCGGTCAGGCGTCGAGAACAATTCAAGCTGCTGCCCAAGAGCCGATCCGGAATATCGAGCGGCCAGTAACAGCGCCTCGAACTCAGCACGCAACTCGGCCTCGCCTTCCGGCGTTTCCACCTGAATGCCGACCTTGATTTGATCGATCGTGAACCCGTCGGCCTTGATCGTCTTGACATGGGCGCGGAGCTTCCCGGACGCAGAAGCAACGGCATCCGCCAGTTTTTTGTATTTCTCTTTGTCAGAGAGGAACAACGCCCGCTTATCGGGGTCCATGATGATTTCGGCCACAGCCTTCGCCGTGGATTTCTTCGCGCCTTTGGCGGCTTTTTTAGCCGCCGTCTTCACTGCCTTTTTGGCCATGTGGCCTCCTGTTGTGTTTAATCGAAAACGTCAGGCCGCAGCTTCTCACGAGGAACGCCCGTCAGTTGGGCCACGGCCTTGCAGAACTCCAATGGAATTCCAGACTTGCGCCAATGAGACACGCGCTGTTTGGATATTTCCAGTTTTGTCACTCGGGATATTTCACGGGCAAAGTCCACCAGTTGACCGTTCTTGCGTGCCCGCGAGGGCTCGGTTCGGCGGACAAACTCCTGAAATGCAAGAGTAAACCCATCTTGCGGGGTGCTGGCTGTCTTATTTCCCATGTTGCCCATATCTCACACCGCGCACGATTTGTCAAAATGTACTTGACCTAATCGCGCCGATAGGTCAAATATGATTTTACGAACAATGGAGGCGACTATGGGCTGCGACATTCATCTGGTTCTGGAAAAGAAATTCGGCGGGAAGTGGGTCGGCGTTGATACGTTCAATGGACATGAAACCGCCTATGGCAAGGGATGGGCTTCCCCGAAGGCGCGTAGCCGAAATTACACTCGGTTTACGGCGCTCGCCAATGTTCGGGGCGAAGGTGGATTGGAGCCGAAGGGTATCCCATCTGATGCCAGTGATACGACGCGAGCCCTTTCCGATGAATGGGGCGGCGACGGTCACTCTCACTCGTGGCTCCCCCTGGACGAGGCTGCGGCAATATTTGCCAAAACCGAAAGGGAACTGACCGACAAATATGCCAAGGAATATCCGGCGTTACATTTCTTTGGCGCCGAAGGCGATCTGTCGGCGTATCGCCTTGTCTTTTGGTTCGACAACTAGGAGCCAAGCACATGACCCGCCGCGAGATGATATTCGCCGCCTTCCCGCTCCATGCGCAGCGGATTTTCGAGTTGGCAGTCTGGACCCCGTGGTTTGCGGCATCCGCGCCGGTGCCCGAACACATCGACCCTGCCACGTTGCTCCGGCAGGCATTCTTTTGGGCCAATACGTCGGAAGGCGATGGCTACTGGCGGTCACTGTACGAGGGAGCGCGGGCATGAAACTCATCCTGACCGGCGACGAGAACAACGCCGCCATGCCGATGACCGACGCCGAGGTCAATCATCTTCGACGCATGCTGGCGTGGATGCGGCTGGAATATAACCTTTCTGAGGAAGGCCAGCGCGGCATGATGACCGGCCTGCACATGGCCGTCGAGGCCGGAGCGTCGGTCGAACGCGCGCAGGCTGTGCTGGACGATCAGGTTGAGCGCATCCAGCGCGTCCCGGCCTACATCCGCCACGGGATCAAAATGCTCACCAAGGCCGTCCACGACCACGACGCCAAGACGCGCGTAATCAATCACGAGGATAAATGATGGACCCCGACATGCTCCGCTATCGTATTGTCGCGGCGATTGAAGCCGCCTGCGCCTGCGGTTTTTTCGCCGTTTGCCTCCTGTTGTGGGTGGGGACGCCGTGAACGAGTTAACCCCGCTTGGACAAGCCATCCTCAAAATGATCTGGGCAGTGACGGGAAATGCTGGTGTTCCAGCATGGAAAGAGCATGCCGACGCCATCGAATCCGCGATCAAGGACATGATCGATCGCGAGATCAGACACCGCACCGGAAACTGACGTGAAAAATCCACGCCTCTACGATTCGGCATTTCTGGCGTGGCTACGAAAGCGGCCGTGCATCATCAGCGGCCGAACCCCCGTAGAGGCGTGCCATATCCGCATGGGCAATCCGACGCTAGGCAAGGTTGCCGCTGGCATGCAGGAAAAACCATCCGATTTCTGGTGCGTCCCGTTGCATCCGGACCTGCACCGCGAACAGCACTCCATGAACGAGGAAGCGTTCTGGAAGAAATACGGGATTAATCCGTTCATTGCCGCCCTTCGGCTGTATGCCGAGTTTGGCGGGACGGGCGGCAAGCCGAAAGGCCCGCGCAAGATCAACCCGCGCAAGCCGCGCGACAAACGAACGAAGATCGCCAGCCGCAAGACGGCATGGCCCAAAAGGAGATTCGGACAATGAATTGGATGGCGGCGATCCTGTGCGTCGTGTTTTTTGGGATGACGCTCTACTACTTGGCGACATGCTCCGAAACCACCCGAGAGGAAAGGGAGAGGATTTACGAATCTCTCCGCATGCGACCTTACGCGAATGAGGCATGGGAGGATTTCGACCGCGTGTCATTCGATCTGCATTTGTGGCGCGTTGCCACGTTGAGGGACCCTCGCGACCTGTACGGGCACGAGATCGCAAACATCATGGGATGGAAATTATGAGCGACTACACCAACTGGCAGAAGCGACTGGCCGGCGAGAAAATCCCCACCTACGAATCCGACGTGGACGTGGGTTTCTACCGCAAGCGGAACAAGGACAAGGAAACCAAGGCCGTCACATGGGAGCCGGTCGCGTTCTGGATGGACGGCGAGGAATTGGCTGGGCGGATCGGGAACCGGGACCTTACCGCAGACCAGTGCGTCGCCCTGTGGACGTGGGTTGTGGCCTATCCGATCACTGAGGAAGAATATCGCCGCGTGGCCGAGCAGGGATTGCCGTGGTCTGACAGTCACACGAGCGAGAGAACCAAGCCAGAGACTGCAAAGCAGAAGGCTGATCGCATCGCAATGCAGGGCGGGAAAACCGTGGCCGACATGCGCGAAGAAAACCCGAATTTTGACCGGGATTTGGAGCGTACATTCGCGATGATTGATGCAAAAAAAGAATCCACCCCGGCAGCCAAGATTGCTGCCGAGATTGATGGATTGGTTAGCGATGCCGTGCAATATGCCAAGATCGAGGACGACGGCACCGCCAAGCGGGCGCAGTCGCTCCGGGCCAGTCTGACGGAATTGGCCGGGAAGGCCGACAAGGCGCGGGCCGCTGAAAAGGAACCGCACCTTGAAGCCGGGCGCAAGGTTGACGCCCAGTGGATGCCGATCGTGAAGCTGGCAAAGGATACGGCGGCCACGATCCGCAGCGCCATGGAGGCATGGGAGAACGAAAAGCGCCGGATCGCGCGGCTCGCCGCTGAAAAGGCCGAACGCGAGCGCATGGAATTTGAGCGGCAGAGGCGCGAGGCCGAGGCGCGGAATGCGCCGCCACCACCGCCGCCGGTCGCGCCGCCCCCGCCGAACACCCCGCCGCCGTCTGAGCAAATCCGCGGAGCCGTTGGCCGTGCCGCCGCCGTGTCTGTCTGGCACGAGGTCATCGTTGACGACGAGGCCGCAGCATATGCCGCCCTGAAAGGCGATGCGGAATTGTCTGCACTCATCAAGAAACTGGCGCAAAAGAAAACCGACGCTGGCATGACCGTGGCCGGGACACACACCGAAGAACGGACGAGGGTGCGGTGAAAACCGTCAAATTTCTTTTGACACAGCCGCGCTTGTCTGTACTGTGTTTTCAACGCCGACATAACGAGAGAAACAATGCCCGCAAATCAATTGGTGGTTTCCGACAAGCCAAAGTCCGTCCTAATTTCCATGTCCGACCGCTACGGCATGGAACCGGCCGCATTTGAGCAGACCCTGCGCGCGACCGTCGTCCCTCGTGATTGCTCTCGGGAGCAATTCGCCGCGTTCCTGCTGGTTGCGAATGAATACGGCCTCAACCCTATCACGCGCGAGATTTACGCATTCCCTGCGCGGGGCGGCGGGATTGTGCCGATCGTATCGATTGACGGGTGGGTGAGCCTCGTTAACTCGCACAAGGCATGCGACGGGTTTGAGTTCGATGTGGAACACGGCGAGGACAACGCCCTGATTTCCATCACATGCAAAATCTACCGCAAGGATCGGAAATACCCCGTCACCGTCACGGAATATCTGAGCGAGTGCAAGCGCCCGACAGACCCGTGGAAAATGCCCCACCGCATGTTGCGCCACAAGGCGATGATACAGGCGGCGCGGTATGCTTTCGGGTTTTCTGGCATCTACGACGAGGACGAGGGGCGCGTCATTGCGGACGCCGGCACGGCCTCTACGCAAGAACCACGGCGCGTACCTAGCCCATCTGCGCCGCCCGAGATCATCGTGGATGAATCTGAGGCGCAGGAAGTCCGCGCCGACGATCCAATCACGTCAGGCCATCAATCGACCGTCCCGCCGCCTGCGCCGGCCAAGGCAAAATCATCCAACACCCCGGACCACATGACCGATCTGGACAGTTACATGGCCTACTGCATCGACAAGCTGGGCAGCGCACAGTCCGGCGAAGAACTGGAGGCGTTCTTTAACGACAACATTGAAACTGTCCGCGCCCAGTTATTCCCCGGCGACTATGACGATCTACTCGAAATCTACCAGAGCAACGAACGCAAGTTCGAGGCATGACATGACCGAACTTGTAATGCGCAAGCGCGCCGGCCGCGCTGGTGAAATCGGGCTATTCGTGGATAGCCCCGTATTTGAGGACGACTTTGGCCACATCAAGATGGATGCCGAGGTGAACGTGAAGGCGACGACGCCGCGGTCCCTTCGCCAAATCAAATTCGCATGGGCATTGGCGACGAAGATCGCAGAAGCCTGCGACTGGCTGGAGACGAAGGAGGATGCGATGGACTTCATGCTCATTGAAGCCCGGCACTATCGTCGCATTTTCGATCCGCTCCGCAACGTCGCCGTGCTGCGACCCAAACCAACGAATTTCGGCGCCATGGACGGCACCGAATACACCCGCCTGCTGAAACGCCTCGTACACGTCGCAACGACTGTGATCGTCCCAGGTTTGGACGACACGGCGCTGCGTTCTGAGATCGAGTCCATGGTGGGACCGGATATTGAGCCGCCTCCGGAAGATAGAAAGCCGCGCGCTCGCAAGCAAAAGGAGGTGATGCCCGATCCCACAGAACGGAACAGCGATACCGCCGGGCACGATATAGCCCAGCCGCCGACTGACCCTCAGCCCCCAGCCCTCGATCAGTCGGCGGCAACGGCACCATTAGGCCCGAAGAACGCAGACGAATATGTTATTGCATGCGAGGCGTGGATAGGCCGCCAGACCGACCAGCGCGCCGCCATGTCTTATTTTGAGAGCGATACACAGATCCAGAAGCGCGCGGAATTGCGCGTGTCTGTCGGCCAGCGCAAGATGTTGCTCCGGAAACTGGCCGAACATTTCGAGGCAAAGAAATGACCCGCATGACACACCGTCGGCCGCCGAAGGGCGAGCGTCCAATCGACACCATCATGTTCCAGAACCGCCAGATTGAGATGCTGACGCAAAGATGTGCGGACCTTATCGGGGGGCGAGACTTGGCCGTGAAATTGGCGCAGGAATATGCGACCGAGATCGAGCGGCTCAGAGAGGATAATAGGGCTCTAACAGCCGCGGTCCAATCCGAACGTGACGCCCGCATCAATCTGGAAGGATACCGGGATCGAGTGCGCGAAACCGACGCGATGGATTTCCATGATATGGTGCCCCCGCAATTCAGGAATTGATGCAGTGAGCATTCTAACCCACTTCGTCCGCTTCGAGAGCCCGCACGATCAGCGGTTCCAGAACGCGGTTCTGGTGTTCGGTCCGCCCGACTACCTACACCGCTATTGGGACCGGAGAGCCCTCCGGGAGATCGCAGCCGGCGACGTGATCGTTTTTGCCAAGGGCGAAGCTGACCAGCCTTTCGTGACGTTCAACGGCGACGACGAGGCATATGGCAAGGGAGCCAAGCTATGAGGGTCTTGGTCTGCGGCGGGCGGGATTTCGGGGAGCGTTCTAAAGCCCCGCTCGGCTCATTCCAGTTTATTGAAGATAGCCGGAGGATAGTTGCCCAGCGCGAATTGCTCGACCGCGTACTGTCGGAGCAATGCCCGACCGGGCATGAGATCATCATTCACGGCGCGGCCCGTGGCGCTGACCGTCAGGTCGATATGTGGGCCCGCAAGCGCCGTCAAAAGGTTATGTCTTTCCCAGCCGATTGGTATCCGAATGGGCGCTCCGCCGGCATGGACCGCTCGGCTGGTCCAAAGCGCAACCAGCGTATGATTGATGAAGGCAAGCCAGATTTGGTTGTCGCCTTCCCCGGCGGAAAAGGGACCGAAGATATGAAGCGACGAGCGCGAAACGCGGGAATAAAGGTTATTGAAGTGCCCGTCGCGCCTCAGAATCCGCAGTCGTAAGGAGAGAGCGTTGAATGTCCTCGACCTCTTCAGCGGCATTGGATGCTTCAGCCTTGGCCTCGAACGAGCCGGGATGCGAACGGCCGCATTCTGCGAGATCAACGATTTCTGTCGTCGCGTCCTCGCAAAACACTGGCCTGATATTGCCTGCCACCAGGACGTCCGATCGCTCCGCATCGGACGCGGATCGATCGATATCGTTTGCGGCGGATTCCCCTGTCAGCCATTCAGTACAGCGTCTCGCGGAAGACGGGTTGCAATCGACCTATGGCCCGAAATGCTTCGCATCGTGCAAGCAACCGCACCACGATACGTCATTGCCGAAAACGTCCAGGAAGCGGCGATCGCCAACGCGGCTGGAGACCTCGCTAGACTTGGCTTTGCAACGTACTACCGTCGTATTTCAGGGGCTGACATCGGGGCAGACCATCAAAGAGATCGTTGGTGGGCTGTTGCATACCCCGACGCGCAAAGCGAACTTCGTCGCGCCATCGATGATGAAGTGGCCAAGCTGCCGACGCTTCGTCGCAGCCTTTGGGGGCCGGGAAATTACGCCCGAGCAGTTCGAATTCTTGATGGGCCTGCCGATCGGATGGACCGAATTGGAGCCATCGGAAACGCAGTCTTCCCGCAAATCCCGGAAGCGATCGGGCGCGCGATCATGAGCATTCAACGGTCATAGGAGGAAATTGACGTGGCAATAATCGATGTTGCGGCGGCAGCGAAGTGTGACGGATCACATGACGTCATTCATCAGCGCTTGCGAAAAGCTATTGAGAAACCACAGCGATCGTATCTTTGGACGCCCGCCGATACGATCACCTTCATCCCATATCTCTTACCTGCTTTCTACGGAGACGGACGAGCATTGTTCTCGATTGCTACAATAAATCAAAGGCCGGCGTACTGGGTCATCCGAGCATGTAGTTCGTGGGGCAGCGGTCTCGATGCTGATGATGCTCCGGGCCCAGACTTCGCCGAAATGACCGACGTCATAATGGCGGACCTTGAAGATGCATTCGGACGTGGTCGCTGCGGATACTCTGGATTCAGCCTGTTCTGGCCACGCAAGGAGCGAATGAGAGATTGCAAATGCGAGGAATGCTCTGACCGTAGCGTGGCCAGGTGGCCGATGGTCGATGACAACGGCGGGTGCAGTTGGTCGCGGATCGCGTGGCCTGATGAATTTCCAACGGTGCGAAATCCTCTTTCATGGCGCGGCAACCTGCTTGCGCAGCCCGTGACCGCTGAAGCGCGCAACGCACCTTAGACGGGACCAACGGATATGAGCGCAACAATAATCTTGAACCCTGCGTCGGCCGCCGAGCTTGTCTGCCATGATGAGCAGTTACGGGTATGGGCAGACGACCACATCATCGGCGCGCTGGCATTGGGCGGCTATCTGCGCGACGACCTGACGTATGACGATAAGGTTGCTTTGGCTCTCGATATGCAACGAGAAATCAGAAGCATCGTAGAAAGTGCTTTTGACCATCCAGAGGCGGCAACGATCCGTCGTCGTCGCTGATTAACGAGGACCGAGGAAATGACGAGAAACGAAGATACCGAATTGCGCGATGCGATACTCGCGCTCTGCCTTGAGAAGATGACCAAGGGCTTCAGTTTGACTAGCATCGTCACTTCTTTCGCCGCGTGCATCGATGCAGCGGCGACCTGCGCATCTGTGCTGCCGCCGAAAGCGCGCGAAGAATTGATAGCCGCAACCGAGGGCGCGTTGTTGCGCCATGCGAATCAGCGAGCGCGAAAAGTACGCAGCGGGGAGTTAGACCGCGAGCTCACTGGTCATTAAGAGGGACCAACGATGGCGCATAAAATCACATCAATCGAAGTGACGTTTCCCGAGGCCGTCGAGGTCCCAGACGCTCAGTTCCAGCAGCTGGTTTCCATCGTGAGCGACATCTGCAAAGCCTATGAGGCGACGCATCCCGGTCGGGTGATGTGGCCCTTCGGCATAGGCTGCAAGCCGACCTACATTCCGATGACCGCTGAGGAAGAGAAAACTCGCGGCATGGAGTTTGACGAGAGCGTCCTGTCGATCGAGTGCTACGAGCGCGCCGACTACAAGTGGAAGTGCGCAAAATGCGGCATGGAACAGGGCGATCACAAAGAGCACATCACGCAACCGCCAGCCGGCGACTGCGAATTCACTGTGTCGAACGGCTGACAGCGCTCATTGAGCAGGAGCGGCGCGTGACAACTAAAACCGGCAACATTCCACCTGAGCGGATCGCCAAATGGCGCAAGGCATATGCGTCAATAATTCGTTCACGAAAGCATGGCACCATCAGCGACATCAGCATGAGATGTGCCCTTGAGCTAATTGGATTTCGTGGAGAGGCGCTAGAAATCGAAATGTCCGAGATCGACAAGCAGCTAAAAAAAGGGAACGACAAATGACCTATGACCGCCGCGATCCGGATTTCTGGCGCGATCTTGCCGACCGAAAATTACGCAGAGACGAAGAATTCGCCGCTGGGAAGATCAGCGAAACCGTCTACCTCGTCAGCCTAAGTCATTACGGCTACACCCCGCGCGCGGCTCAAATCGAATTGTCACTGCTCCGCGCGAGCATGGCCGATGCGAAGAAAATCCGACAACGTAAAATCATGAGAGGAGAGCGACCATGAACCGGAACGAGATGTCGTCCGCACAGAAATTCCTTGAGGACCATGACCAGCTACAACGGGACCTGATGCTGTGTCAGGATGAAAACAAATCCCTCCGCGATCAGGTCAATCAGCTCAGCAACATGAATTCGGTTCTCGCCAAGGAGCACGATTACTGGAAATCGCGGGCGAACCTGTGGTTGGCGCATTCCATCGCCATGAATGAACAGATTCAGGCCATCAAGACCAGCATCACCGGGACTGTGGATCGCGCCTTGGCGAAGGCGCTTGAAGTCACCCGCGAGGCTCAGGCGCAATCCGGCAGCGATGGATCAACTGAGGACGAGCGCGCATCCCTGCAACGGTTCATCGGCACCACGCCACCGCGGAATGAATTGAGTTAATTGGCGACCGGGAACCGTATCCGGTTTCTCTCATTCACAACGTCCGCCAGATCATCATTAATCTGGCGGAGACGTTGTTCGATTAGTTGCTGGGTTGACGGCTCTTTTTCAGTCTTCAATTTTAGCGTCAGATCGAACCTTTCTCGCTCCAAAGAATCTCGCCGGATCGAGTTGACCTGAAATTGCGTCGCCGTTCCGCGTGTCTCCGAACGTTCCAGCCGAGCCTCAACCGCCCGGATTTTCTCGGAAACCGTCTCTGCCACGAGTTGCTTTGTCCAACCGCGCGTAGCTGGTGCTAGATCCGCGTAGGCGGCAACGAAAGTCATAGCCGCCGTAATTCCACCTGCGATTGTTAAGAGCATTTTAGACCTCTTGCTCCATCCGACAAGTTGCCGGTCAACGTCATCCAGCATGAGCAAGTTCCCCCAGACAATCCCCGCAGCAAGTCTAGGATAGCACACTGGAATTTCATGCTCATAAATCCACATATGCGCGCCATGACTTTTCCATCACGACTTTTGACGTAATCTGCTCCAGATCGATGGCTTTTTCTTTGGAGGCTCGACGGGCTTAGCCGCGACGGCCGCCCGGTCCCATTCGAGAGGGCGCGGCTTAGGCCGTTCCCACCCGCACCCTGTTACCCCCGCCTCTGTCTGCTTGGCGATCCAAGCATCATCGTGGCGCGTCCGTCCCCGGATTTCATGCTCTGGCGCTTCAAACGCCTTGCAAGCCCCGTCCGTGATCGTGGCGAAACGCTCGCCACTGGCGCACCCGGCCAGAAATAACGCACCAGCGACCGCCAGAACCGATTTAATCACAGCGCCCCTCCACTGTATTCCATGTCCCGCCGTTGGCGAAACAATCGCCTACCCGAGAAACCTGCGCCTTGACTGCGGCCGTCGCCGCAGCGTCGCGCTTGGCGATGGCCGCCACCGCGTTATTCCAACCAGACGAATAAACCTTGTAGTGCCAGGTTCCGTAAATCGTGCCGATGGCGGCCAATGCTGCGATACCAATCGCCACCTGCGCCCCAATCGGCAGAAGTTTAATAGCTGCCCACATTATCGCGCCCCTCAGATCGATTTAATGGCGGACACGCCGCGGTATCCACTCGGAGCCATCGACATGTCCAAAATCTCATCTGGCGTATTGGCGTTGTTGTACGGCGCATCCTGCGGCGTGAGATCAAGAGCGTCTTCCAGTTCCGCCTTACGGCGCCGCGCCCACCACGAATAGCCGAAGCCCAGGACCGCAAGCAGAATACCTGCGATCGTCAATCCGACCAGAATTTTGCTAACAAAGCTGAGATCGGACGCCGGCAACAAAGCATCCTTGGCCTGATCGATGCCTTGGCTCACCACCGTCAACGTGCCACCGCTGCCGCCCGTCGCGTCACCCACAGCGCGCGTCGGAGCCGCGACAGCACTAGAAAGATTGGCTTTTTTCTCTGCACCATGTGCGCCCGAAATGAGCGGGCTTTCCTGATGGCTTACCCATGCCTTAGCAGTCGCCCGGATGCCATTAACGCGGTTCGTCCATCCATTCTTATATATCGGCCAAGGCTTGAGATTGCGCAGGAAAAGCATCCGACGGTCACAGATATCGTCGATCAGCTTGTGCTGATCCGGCTGATTGACGATCGCATTGACCGTCACGTCCCCCATGATGCCATCTGCCGTCAGACCAAGGGCGCGCTGCACCCATTTCACAGACTGAGCAGGACCGGAATTGATGGCTCCATCTAGGACAACAAGATCAATCCCCGTAGGTAGATCAGAAAACCGGATTTTGTCGGCATAATTGCGCCGGTAAATTTCGTCCCGCTCGGCAGGCTCCATCAGGTAAACGTCGCGGATTGGCAGTCCCTTCTGGGCACGCCATGCCGAGTAGACCCGCTGAATAACGCCCTGATTGGTACGGCCCCCTGGGTCCCGAGGATCATCGACTTTCCCGCCCTCATAGCGAAGCTCAATCGCCATGGCCCTCGCGAAGTTCTCTCTCATGCCCCATCGGAACTTTGGTTCCGCCCCCGAATTATGTCCCCTAGCCGGAGGACGATACCATGATTAGCGCACTCATCACTGTGTTGATTACGTTGCTCATCGTCGGCGTCATCTATTGGGCCGTCACCGCCATCATCGGGCTTATTCCTCTACCCGCCCCGATCGGCCAGATCGCCCATGTGATCCTGATCCTCATCCTCGCATTGATCGTCATTTTCACGCTGTTGCCGCTGATACCGGGCGCACCAAATCTCCCATGGAGATGACGCCAATCCATACCGCTGAAGAATGCGTCGCAATGGCGCATTTTCATCTTCATTGTCGTTAACCATTCCCTGCACTATGCCCGCAGTTCTGGCGTCCGTAGAACCCGACCCCAGCAACATGCCCTTTTGCTTATTTGCAGGATCAAAAGCAGCCAGTGGCCTGCTGATTTTCTAAGGATTGAAAACAGTCGTTGGCTTTAACCATCGGCCTATTAATGTCGGATCGGTCAATAGCATTTCATACATATCAGTGCCAGGCCGCGCCGTGTTGCTGCCCAACACACTGATATGTTTCCCGGGATATGTCCCGGGAGAACTGAAAGACCAATCCTGGGGCAATATCTGATGCGCTCGCAGGGCGCGCTCAATATCACGTTCGGATTTTATACCAGTCGTTGAAACCGCATCTAACCAATTGCGAGTGGGCTTCCCATCATACCATTCTCGTGAATTTCTTATTTTTCCAGGTACAAGCGGGACACCCGTAGACCTCAACCCAACGACTTCGTGTGAATTTAGCCCGTCCCGTATAGCATTATAAATCTCATCAACCGACTTGACCGGTGCGATTGATCCATAGCGTTGTTTTGGTAGTCTCGCCACGCGAGGAAGATCGTCAATCGGCATCGCGCCATGCCGCACCGGGCCCGAACCGACCACCGCACCAGCACCCCCGCCCGTGCCCCCGACACCGCCAGACATGACCAGTCCGGCCAAATCAAATGCGCGATTGTCCATGTTGCGCTGGTTTATCAGCGCACGCGCCTCGTCCTCATCCGACCATTGGCCCGGCACGGCTGGGGTAGTGCTGAACTTTCCTTTCATCGCGTCGCCGGGGGCCATAACGGCATCCAGTAATGACTGCGCCAGATGCCCCACAATCTTATGGCCCATGGCCTCATCGGCGCGGGTTTCATTCACCACAGCCCGCCGAGTACGCGCCGCCGCACGTTCAAAAGGGTCATCGGAAACGACCGCGCCCCCAGACGCCCGCCGCTTTGCCATAACCGGCCGCCCCTCGCGATCATCAATCGCAGGCATAACCATCAATTCACGGCGCACCGACCGCGCGATGGCGTCCAATGGACCGGGACCGCCGGATTTCAACGGAGCCTTTTGCAGGTAGTATCGCGCCCGCTCAGGATTAAGCAGGGCGTCTTTGAACATCTCGTCAACCTTGTCCATGCCGCGAGCGCGCAATGCAGCAAACACATGCTTTGCAGCGCCGCCAAACACTCCGGATAATGCAGCAACCAGACCGCTGCCCGTGTGCAGATAGCCCGCCGCAGCACCGGCAGCCATCGCGCCAAGCAACGTCTTGTCTTTCGACGCATCCACCAGTTTTTGCAGCTTGGCTGGAAGGTCCCGCGCCGTATTCGACTGCCCCGGAATGCTGGTCGCGCCCATGGTCCGCGACGTCCGCTCCAAATCAGTCGCGATTGACCGCAGCATGTTCATCGTCCGCGGCTCATACATGGCTGATAGCGTCTGCCCGTTGTCGCGGATGAATTTCTGGAACGTGGCCGATGCCAGTTTCTTCTGCTGAGACGTGCCGGATTCAGCCGTGGCCGACAGTTTCCGCAACATGGCATCGACGCCAATCTGCCGCAGACCATCCACCACGTCCGGATCAGCACCACGGAGCAATTCGCGCATCCGACGCGGGCCATCCTTGGCCGTAAAGATACTCCACAGAGCATCTTGCGGCTTGTCCGATTTCAGGAACTTAGCCGCCTCACTCTGTTGTAAAGCCTTCCGCTGGGCCAAAGCCATCGCCCCGGCTTCCACCATCAACTCAGTCGCCCGCGCGGCATTGTCGAATTGCCGGGAGAACCCCGGATTGACCTCATCCAATGCCCGCAGCGCGGGCGCAAAATCCGATTTCCATTTTTCCAGTGCGGCCGGCTTCAATGCCCCGCTCGGCAGCAACGCGCCCGGCTTGCGCAGTGGCGCCAATGCCTGATCCAGCATCGTGCCGATTGCCACCGGGTCATTGCCTGCGGCCTTGATGAACGCCCGCGCCGTCTCGTAACCCTTCGGACCAGCGACCACCGCCTTGGATGGAACCGCGCTATCCGGCAGGTCATACCGCCCCTTGAACGGACCTTTCAGAACTGGTCCAACCGGCCTGTTTTTGAACGTCTCTGTGTATCGGATATGGCTATCCTTCGCCGCCCGCAGCCGATCACGCGCCGCATCCGTGAAATTCGGCTGACGGCCAGACATGACCCGCTCACCGGCACCAGTCTCAAACGTCGCGTCCTCAACAATTTCCCGCTGGGCCTTTTCCAGTGCAGCCTTGAGAACATCCCGCGGCCGCACCCCGTCATCAAACAGGCGCGGCCCCGCCAGGTTCTTTTCCGCCTCTCCGGCATACAGCTTCAACGCCTGCGCGATCTTCTGGCGTCCCGCCAATAGTCCCTTTTCCGGATCACGGAAAAGCAGACTCTCAACAAGAGGAGCAACATCAGAGCCGAACATATCGTTCTGGCGCAGAACCTCGCCAACCGGACGCCCCTCATCGCGCGCCCTCATGACCTTGTGGACGACGTTCATCAATTCCGACGTGATGTCATGGGATGCATCAATCGTCCCGTCCCGCGCCGCCTCACGCATCCGCGCCCACGGGCCAGCAGCATCGGTCAGGGCACCGGCCAAACCCCGGATATTCGAATCCGCACTATCGAACGCGCGAGCCACGAACGCCGCGTCGTCGAATGCCCGCGCAGCAAGTGCTGCCTCAACCCGTTTCACACCCGCCTGAGACAGGTTGCCGTCCTTATCGAGAATGCCACCGCGTTCCGCCGCCGGCAGCTTTTCCACGAACGAACGAACGAACGGACGATTTTCCACCGATCGGATTGGCCCCTCAACAATCTGGGCCAGCATATCGGGACGCAGCACCTTGGCGTCGCCGGCCGCTTGCTCCGCCGCCGACATTCGCAGGGTGGACGACGCATTTGCCGAATTGGTGAAGAACTCCCGCTGTGCCGGCGTCATGTCGGACACGCGCCGCGCGATCAGAACCGGCTGCGACATGCCAGCCGTGTCATAGCCTTGGCGTTCCAGCCAGTCGCGATAGGCGGTGTTGCCCTTCTGGTATGCCTTGGCGATTGCCAGCGTGCGGCCGTTGCCGCTCTCCACAATGCCGTCCGGGCCGACGATCGGCGCCCCCGAATTGGCTTCCGGCGACGGCCCAAGCCGCTCAGGCTGCAACCGGGCAGCCATATTGTTCACTTGGTCACGCGCAGGTGCACTCTCCCGTGCCCGCGGCTGCAATTCCTGCGGATAGTCCTTCCGCAGATTGAATTGCGTATCGTGCGACGTTTTCAGCGAAGGAAGGTCCACGACCTCATAACGGACCTTCAATTCCCCGCCTGGATAATAGACCGATTGCGGCGCATTCCGCGCCTGCTCGACCAGTTGAGCCTCAAGGCGGGTTGCCGCCGCATCGCCATACTGCTTGCGAACGTCCGCAATGTCCCGCCGTGCGTTCAGTGGGAGCGTATCTGCCGTGACTCGTCCCGGTACTGCCGCAGCACCCGCAGGACGCCCAGATCGGCCTGCTCTCGCGCCCGCTTCTCCGCGAACGTCAGGAACCCCGGACGCAGATGCGGCTGCATTTTCTCCAGCAGCGTCGCCAGCTTCTCGCGGCCGTCCAAGTGTTCCGAGGTATTCGTCATGCAACGCCTCCAACCGCGCCGACGTGGTGTTTTCCGGCGCGAGTTTCCCCGCCGACACCGCCGCCCGCTCATATGCAATCTGGTTGTCCACCGCGTCGTTGATGGCCGACATGGTGGCGTCCTTCATCAATTTCAGACGGCCCCACGCGATGGATTCACCCGCCGACATCCGCTCGCGCTTCATTTCGCCCGTGATGTACGTATCAAGGGCTTGCAATGACTTGTACGGCGCGACATCGGGAAGCGACGCCATACGCGCCAGAATGTCATTCTCCACCTGAGACAGCGGCGTTCCGTACGGATCAACACCGCCCTTAATCTTGGCCGCGGCGTCCCGCACTGGCACGGAGACAAGATTCAGTGACCCATCAGGGTCCACCGCGTCATACAGCTTGCGCCGCGCCTCGTTTTCGGAACGCTTCACCCGTTCAAGGCTGGCCCGCAGCGTCGCCCCCAAATTCTCCGGGCTTTCGCCATGCCCGATCCGCTGCGCCAGTTGTTCGGCACCAGCCGTAATCCGCGCCACCGCCTCATCGGCTCCCCGCTGGATGGTTTCCAACTGGTTTTGGAAAAACGCCGACGGACGATCCACGTCTCCACCCGGCCCTTGACCTTCCAGCGCCGCACGCCGCGCGCCTTCCTGCGCTTCCATGCGATCAAGGAACCGCTGGTCTTTTGCGTCGAACAGTTTTTCGCGCTCGGCTGACAGAACACCCTTGTCACCCGTCAGTTGCCCCGTTGTCGGCTGCGACCCCGGCACAAGTTCCTGATTAAGTGGGCCGGGCTCATCCACCATCAACTGCCGCTGCAATTCGCCGAGATCGTTCGCCGATTGCTCGATTTGCTGCCGCACGAGATTTTCTCGCGTGCCTGCGTATCGGTTGCCGACGATCGGCAAATCCTCAGCGAACGGTGCGATCATCTTATCCACCGTGGGCTGCACGGCGCGGCGCGCGGCGCTAGCCGCCGCAGGAGCACCAATGCCGGCTGCCATGCCGATTAGCGGGTCCCCAGTCGCTTCCGTAACGCCCTGCCCGGTAGCACCAGCCAACGCATTGACCGGAGCAAGTTTCGTCGGTGTGGAGATAAGCGCCTGCCCGGCAGACGTTCCCTTGGTGACAGCACCGCCGCCGGGGCCAATCATTCCCGCAGCGGCTTCGACGCCAGCCATTCCAAGACGCCCAGCCAACGATTCCGGCTTGTATTCGCCAGTGCGTTCAAGGATTGGCTTGGCTACTTCCTCACCCGTCGGCAGGACACGAGACGGGTCCGTCACACGCGCAGACGCGGCCTTGCGCGCAGCCAGATCGGCTGCGACTTCCTCAAACGGACGGCCCGTGATGGCGCTATGCGCGCGGCCAATCAGATAATCGGCAAAATTCCCTAGATTGCCGACCGTTCCGATCGAATTGGCTATGCCCTTAATGCCAGCCGTCGCCGCGCCCTTGGCCGCAGACGATAGAAACCCGTCGTCCGACGAATTGGAAAGGCCACCAGCAGACGGTTTCTGCGCAGTCACCCACGGAGCGTCGGGCAGATCGTCGTTGCCAGCGTTATTCGTCGCCCACGGCGCGTCTGGAAGTTCTTCGGCCATTATTCAGGCACCCACTTGCTGCCGTCCCAAACGCCCCAACCCTGCTTGAACTGCTTGCGGTCGCCTTTTTTCGGGGCTGCCACAGAAGGCTTGGGAGCAAACCTATCGCCAACCGACATTTCCTCTTTCTTCGAACCAGGATTGTACATCTCCTTGATGTGTTTCCGGGCCTCAGGGAGGGCCTTTTCCTCAGCAAGGATTTCAGCACGCATCATGTTGATGACCGCGCGGAGTTGTTCTGGCGACTGAGCAGCGTTCAGCCGTTCCTCAGCCATCTGCTTGTCATGAACCGTCCCGTGACCGCCCCCGATGGCCCGTGCATACTCGTTCGTGAGAGTGGTAAGGGCCTGCCCAAGGGCGACAATTTTCGGATCGCCCGTATTGGTTCGGGCGGCATTGAACACCTTGTTGACTGGCATGAACTCAGTGCGCGGCACTGCATCCGATGCATCGATCGCCAACTGCGTGGCAGCGAATGCCGTGCGGCCATAGACCGACAGGTTAGCCATGATGGTTGCCTGACGCCGTTCCGCAGCCTTGAACCCTTCATGATTGACGCGGTTTGCCAGCATCGCGCGGGCTTCTTCGTTGATCGGAGTGCCCTCACGGGTACGCCGTGCGACAGCGCCTTGGATTTTGGCGATGTTCTCCGCTCCCTGCGCACCGCGCCCAAGTCCCACAAGCGCAGTGGTGTCGCCGGCTCTGATACGATCCGCCAGCATGTTCACAGTCTCTTCATCCATTGTGCTGTTCGCGCTGGCACGATTGTCATGCACAACCTTGCCATCGCCGCCAATAGCTACACCACCGGCCGGGACGATCTTGATGCCGGATTCGCGGGCTTTGGCTTCTGCGAGCGCCTTTTCAGCCTCAGCCATACCCGGTCGCAGCGTCACGCTACCGTCAGGATTGGCAATGAACTTCGTGGTTCCAAGCTCATAGGCAAGTTTTTTGTGGGTGAGGTCGTCGTTGCGAAGATCACGGGCCAGCCGCTTATCCTCATTTCCGAGACGCCGTTCCTCAAACCCAAGACGCCGTTCCTCAATAGCCGCCTTCCGGGCATCCTCTGCCGCCTTCCGCGCCGCCGCCTGCGCCGAGCTATACGCATTCAGGCCCGCCAGACCGCCCTCACCGATCGCATTGCCGATATT